CAGGGCAAGACGCGCCCGCACGGCGTCGTCAAGGCCGTGAGCATCGAAGCACGCCGACGAAACCTGAAGCACAACACTCTGTTGAAGAGCGTGGGGGCTGGCCGATCATGATCGTCGATCCTCAAGCAATGCTCATGAGCTACCTGCGCGCACACCTCTCCTGCGAGGTCGTCGCGCAGGTTCCGTCTAAACGGCCCGCAACCTTCGTCCTCGTGGAGAGGACTGGAGGACGTTACACGCGCTTCGCTGATTATCCAGACTTCGCTGTGCAGGTGTGGAGCTTGTCGAAGGCCGAGACCTCGGCCCTCGCTCAGACGGTCGCGAAGCTCATCGACGATTGGCCTGCCGTCGTCAGCGCTGTCGCCGAAGCGAGCGTCGAGTCGATCTACGACTTCACAGACCCCGACAGCCGGAGCCCTCGATTCCAGCTCACCGCGCACGCGGTGCTTTTCGCGACGGAAGCTCCGTCGCCTGAACCCGATCTCCCCGAGTGGGATCTCACCGGGTGGGATCACCTGTAATCCTCATCAACCGTCCAGAAAGGGCAACATCAACATGGGAAAGCCGAACACCGGATTAGTCACTACCGCAAAGCCCCAGAAGGGCGGAGCGATCGCATCAGCAGCAATGGGAACAGCGCTTCCCACTGACTGCGCAACTTCACTCGACCCCGCTTTCGTCCGTCTCGGATACGTATCCGAGGACGGTCTGACGGACTCCGTCGAGAAGGACACCGAAGATATCAAGGACTGGGGCGGCGACACGGTCGCTACCGTGGTGACCTCGCGCAAGGAAAGCTTCAAGCTGACCTTCATCCAGTCCCTCGACATCGACGTGCTCAAGGAAGTCTACGGACAGGACAACGTCAAGCAGGAAGCCGGTAAGGGCAAGCCGATCATCGTCGCTCACAACGGCAAGGAAATGCCTCACCGAACCTTCGTCGTCGAGATGATCATGGCCGGAGGTTACATCAAGCGAATCGTGATCCCCGACGGTCAGGTCACCGAGGTCGGCGACGTCGTCTACAAGGCAGGCGAGGCCGTCGGCTACGAAACCACTATCACGACTTTCCCGTCGGAAAAGATCGAAGGCTCGACGGCAATGGAATACATCGCTGTCGTCTCTGCCTGATACGAAAGGAACTACCCAGATGGCTAAGCGAACGATCATGGGCGTCAAGCTCGACCTCAAGCCCAACATGTTTGACGATATGGAATACCTCGAGCAACTCGCGGGTATCCGTGACGGGGATGTATTGCTCTTCCCCAAGCTCATCCTGCGTCTTGCAGGCGGGGATCCCGCGAAGAAGGCCGAGATTTATGATGCGCTCCGAGACGAGTCGGGCCGTGTGCCTGCGACGAAGGCCTCAGAGTTCTTCATGATGGCGATGGAGGCTGTTGCCCCAAAATCGCCTTCCTCGCAAAGCTGATCTTCGAGTATCCGGACGAGCTGGAAGCTGATTTCTTCCGCTTTTTCCAAGCGCCTTGGCAAGCCTTCGGGGTAGCTACCGCGGCCCGGCTGGCGAGTGTGATTGCTCGTCAGCCGGAGTCGTGGATCTACCGCGCGGTAGATCCGGATTGGCGCTGGGGAATCGCAGAACACATCGCGGCGATCCAAGCCGACAATCTGAACACGCTGGTTTGGGCGAAAACGAAGGACGCGGCGAGGGGGAAGAATGCTCCGAAGCCGATACCGCGGCCTCATGCTCCGTCTAAGAACGTCGCTGAGGATCTGACTCCCGAGGAGATCGAGGAGATTCTCGCGCGGCCTCGCACCGAGGTCACCGATACGGAAACTATCTGACGAATTAAATAGAGAAGAGAGGTGGCCTCGTGGCTGAAGGCGCTGGCGCAGATCTCGGAACCGCATGGCTGAACGTAGTTCCAAGCTTCCAAGGTTTACAAAAGTCGATCGAGTCTGAGCTTGGCGCAGTCAACGTCGGCGGGGCTACCTCTTCGTGGGGCTCGCGTCTCGGCGACTCCCTTACTCGCGGTATCGGCGGTGCGCTTGAGACGATCGGGAAGCTCGGTCTCGGCGCAACTGCTGCAGCCGTCGGCGGAATCGGCGCGGCCCTCGGAGCCTACATCCCGGAGGCCATCAAGGCCTCGGACGCCACAGACAAATTCCAGAACACGCTGAAATTCGCTGGGGTCGATCCGGGGAAGATCAAGGACCTGACTGCTGCAGCGCAGACCTACGCTGACAAGACGATCTACGACCTGCAAGACATCCAGTCGATGACGTCAAAGCTGGCCGCGAACGGCGTCAAAGGCTTCGATAAATTGGCCGAGGCCGCGGGCAACCTCACCGCGGCAGCGGGCGGCGGCAAGAACGAATTCGCGGCCTTCGGGTACGCAATGGTCCAAGTCAATGCAGCGGGCCGTCTGATGACTCAGGACTGGAATCAGATCGCGAACGCGATCCCCGGCGGCGCTGGAAAGATCATGGCCGCGCTCAAGGACATGGGAGCCTACACCGGCGACTTCCGTGACGCGATGGCCAAGGGGAAAATCTCGGCCGAGGATTTCAACAAGGCGATCACGCAGCTTGGCTTTGACGAGGTTGCTATTCAGGCGGCTCAGTCGGCTACGACTTTTGAGGGCGCGTGGGGCAATCTCGAGGCCTCTCTGAATAAAGAGCTGACCGGCTCTCTCAAAGAGGTCAAGAAGCCGATGACCGAGCTGATTAACGCGGTCGCTGATGGTCTCGTGCCTCAGCTGGGGGAGAATCTGGCTCCTGCAGCGCAGAGCGCTGCGGGCTGGATCCAGCGTCTAGCTGACTCGGTTAAGAGCGGCGAAACCAATATTAAGAGCTTGAAGGGGCAGCTTGAGGCCGTCACTGGAGGCTTCGGCGCGATGCTCGCAGCGGGCGCTGGTCTGAAGAATTTCCAGCAGATCGCTGGTTTCTTCGGAGGCCTCGATAGCGCGCTAGGTAAAAGCGCGGGATCGATTGGCGACTTCGCGAAGGGCATCCCCGACGCGGCCAAGACTCTTGGCTCTCTGAAGAATCTCCCCGGTGAAGTGACCGGAGCTTTCGGACAAATGTCGAAGCGGGTCACCGCGGCGCGGTTTGAGCTGACCGGCGTCTCCGATGGTTTCTTCGATACGCTTTTCGGTGGCACGCGCCTCGGCTCAGCGCTCACAGCGGCTAATGGAAAGCTCTCGGCTGGCATGGGCGTGCTCAAGGGCACCGTGATGCGCTCAGCTGCGACGACGGGACTTGCTTTCGATACGGTAGCGGCGCGGATGGCTCCTTCAGTCTCCCGCATCGGTGGCGTTGCCTCCGCGATCGGTGGGAAGATCATAGGCCCGATCGCGCCGATCGGCGCGCGCGTGCGCGCGGCTTTCGCGCCTCTTGGCGCTGCTTTTGATGGCCTCGGCTCTAAGCTGTCGGGCCTCGCACCGAAGATCACTGATTCGCTTGGGAAGATCGGTGGCGCTTTTGCGCCCGGTCGAATGTTGAAATTCCTTGCTTTCGGTGGCCTCGCGGCTGCTGCTTTCGCGGGGATTGGCGCGATCGTCCAGCAGGGAGGTGTCGAGCTGGTCGCCCAGATCGGCCAAACTCTGCAGACTCTGCCAGGGCAGATCGCGCTCTATGGTGAAAAGATCGCTCAGGCTCTCCCCGAGGCCCTAGCGACCGGCACGAATGTGATCACGATGGTGATCAACGCGGTCACGCAGTCGATGCCTCAGCTCTCGAATGCTTTCGGCAAGATCGTCCCAGCCTTGGTCAAGGGATTGTCTGACGCGCTCCCCGTTCTCCTTCCCGCTGTGGCTCAGATGCTCACGGCGATCACGACAGCTCTAGTGGAGAACGCGCCGATGCTCATCGAATCTGGCCTCCAGCTCCTCCAAGGGCTGGTCGATGGGATCTTCGCAGCCCTCCCGGTCCTGATCGCAGCTCTGCCGCAGATCATCACGACCTTTATGAATGGTCTGTTGCAGGGCTTGCCGCGCATCCTCGAGATGGGCACGCAGCTCCTTCAATCGATCATCGACGGGATCTTGCAGACTCTTCCTGCTTTGATCGCGATGCTCCCGCAGATCAT